TCTGCTAATTCAGTGATGAGAGGACGTTTAGACGCAAGAAGGACGCTGAAGAGCTTAGTTGCGGATTTGAGGTATAAGAAAAAAAGACAGGGCCTGTTGGAAGAATTCGCATCCGAACAGATTCTCCAAATTGCTGATAATGCGGCAGCCGAACAGGCTGTGCGTGACAGGCAGTTCCAGACAGATTTATTAAATCTGAAAAGACGCAAAGAAACAGAGAACATGTCTTCCGAGCAATATGCAGAAGAAGAATACCTAATCAAACTTGATTATGTCCGTAAAACTACAGAAGCCGCCATTGATGCCATTGAACAGGAATTGAATGTTGACAACTTAAGCGCAAAAGACCGGAAGAAACTTACCGAGGAATTATGTAAGTTGAAAGCTGATCTGGCTAATAAGGAAGCAGATGCCGAGATTACAGCCATTGAAAAAATTAACAAGGCGGAAGAAAAAGCTTACAAGGAACGCATCAAGAATCTGAAAAAATGGCTTCAGACAGCATCACAGGCTGTCAGTACCATCGGCGATTTGGTCGGAACCTTGTATGACGGGCAACTGGATAAGATAGAGGAAGAGTCCGAAGCGAACACTGATGCCCATGACTCGGAAATAGAAAGAATAGAATTGCTAAAGGAGCAGAAAATTATTTCTGAGGAAGAAGCGCAGGCCAGAAAGCGTGCCGCAGAGGACAAGACCCGTAAAAAGGAAGAAGAATTGGAAAAAAGACGTCAGGATATCCAATATAAACAGGCTGTTTGGGATAAAGCTGCAAATATCGCCAATGCTAGCATAGCAACAGCACTAGCAATAACCGAAGCACTACCTAATTTTGTACTGGCTGCATTAGTCGGAGCCATGGGCGCTGTACAAGTCGCCACTATCATGGCAACTCCGATTCCCCAATATGCCAAAGGAACTGACAACCATACAGGAGGTCCTGCCATTGTCGGCGATGGCGGCAAGAAAGAAATTGTCGTCTACAGTGGCAAAGCATGGATAACACCTGATGTTCCTACGCTTGTAGACCTTCCCCGTGGGACCCAAGTACTCCCCGATGCCGGCCTATACCATCTGTCCTCCGTTGACTTTCTCAATATCAGCCAGCAACACGTTGGAAAAACAGAGAACAATATTGTGGTCAACAACGATTACTCCTCCTTAAACCATGAATTGAAAGGAATGCGTAGTGATATGCGTAAGATGGCAAAGCAGCAGCATCGTGATGCCTATGATTTTAATTATGAACTTTATAAAAGAACCAGATTATGATTGAGAGATTGAACCAGCTGTCACTGGCACAATTCATTGAATTGTCCTGTGGTGACAATTCTGTGTTGCTTGAAGAAAATGAGAATGCCTCTGAGAAAGAAATGAAACAACTTGCATCCCGGTTCATCCTTGAATACAGGACACTCATGAATCCAACTGGTGTAAAAGCCATAATGGCTGAGAAAGAAAATGCCTTGAAGATTGACGCCCGGATCTTCCTGTTAAAACTATGCAAATCGCTTTGTATTCTTGAAGGATACGAACAGGTGAGGGAAGCTCTAAAAGAGAGCCTCCCTGCTAACCTGACGGATGACCGGCTCAAAAAGGCCGTTGAGAATATGTTACATGAGGCTGAATTCTATAAAAAAAGAACAGAGGATATGGCTGTAGCAGATAACCCTGCCATAAATGAAAATGCGATCCGTGCCTCCTTTGATTCTGAAATAGCGTTTGTCATGACTTATTTTAAAATGCAAATTGACATACATACAATAAATGCCGCTGTTTACGCTAACATAGTCCAGCGCGCCAATACTGAAATAAGATTAAGAACAAGGAGCAGATAAAACTCCTTATTCTTTTTATTTCCACCCGCTTTTTTAAATACGTATCGAATTTTCGGACAGACAGTTAGTAACTATTCTTGAAATTACAAACAACTTACTTATGAATAATAAAAGAATAGTTAATGCCCTGGCTGCTCTCATATTGCCGGGTCTGGATCGTTTGGATCAGAAATGCAACAGGATTATTTCCGAGTTATCAGAATTGAAAAGCACCCTCCGCCACTCTGAAAGGAATATTGACACGCTTATCGACAAACTGGAAAATTCCGCAAGTGAATTATTAAAACAGGCGCAGATGTATCATCTTGAGCTTGAAAAGAATCTGAGTGAGGAATCATCATTATTCACCCTTAAAATTGTGAAAAAATGACTGATTTCAATCGTGAGATAGCAGATTTGTATCCATGGCTTTTCAAAATAGCAAGAAGATACTGTTCATCCGTATGCGATATCGAGGATCTTGTCGGTGACACCATCTATAAGGTTTTAAGCAATAAAGAAAAATTCAAGGAGGGCAGGGCTCTGAAACCCTGGTGTGAGGTTATCATGCTGAACACCTATATCACCGCCTATAATCGAAGATCACTAATCCGATTTGTGGGGTGTGACAACATTAAAGAGATATTCTCCCATAATCAAGCCTCTGATGACTTGATGGTACATGACATTCAGGCTGCAATAAGGAGATGCCATAACAGAACCTGCTGTATGGACTGTGTGGTTTACTACGCACACGGATATTCATACAAAGAAATAGGCAAAATGGTCGGAATACCAGTAAATACCGTAAGAAGCCGTATCTCTTACGGTCGGGAACTGCTGAGGAACGAACTGGATTTAACCGTTAAATAGAGTTCGTACATTTTAAATGGAAGAGTTCCTGTTTGTAAAACTTGTTTATTATGATTATCTTTATAGTACAATAAAAAACAACAAGTCAAACCAAAAACAGAACTTATGGAAACAAGAACAAATTTCAGAGTGAGGGTAATGAAGTATGCACACCAGTTATTAAAAGCTACAGGAAAGAGCTGGAGATATTGTATGCTCAAGGCATGGGAGCTCTACAGGCTGGCTAAGAAAATGAGAACTGAAACAGTCAGATTCGCTTATGAAAAGACAGACGGATCCATCAGATACGCCGAAGGCACTTTGATGAACCTCCCTGCCGGCGCTACCGTAAGAGGTAAAAGAATAACGAAACCCAGCTATAAGACATTCGCTTATTTTGATGCCCGAAAGAACGAAATGAGATGCTTCAGAATAGAGAATCTGATTACAGTCTATTAAGACTGAATAAAATTGCATTCCATTCCGCCAGAATAATACCCCACTGATTATCAATACATTAATTTACAGTCATACTTTCCAAGAATTTCCAAGATTAAAGCCAGCCGGAGTATCGGCCGGCTTTTTCTCTATATTTGCCCGAAAGTAAAACTATGATTGTATGATTTGCAAATATTATCTGATGATTGGTTCCAATACGGTCGATACAGCTGGTAACAGTTGTATCGACGTATCACGCATGATTGCCAATATCAGTGATATAAAGACCACATACACCCGTGTGGATTTGGGGGGTGTTGTCCGTAAATGTGGCAGTACGATGGAATTCGTTGAGGAAGCCAGAGAGCGATTCATTTCATTATATAACAAGGACAAATTAAAATCACTGGCCTCCTTTGCCGTTTATGGCATCAGCAATAACTGGACCTACAACAAACTTTTTGAATGTCCCCATGACTTCTCCACATTCAAATATGATTCATACCGGGCAAGAATAGGCTGTATAGATAACTCCGCCGCCGCATTGATAAAGGCGAATAAAGGTACAATATATGAGTATCCTGTATCTGAGATGCGTGAAGACATTCCTTTGAATTATGATGGTGTGCGTATCCGTAATGAGGTTTCCTTCCAAATTATCGGGGAAACCGTGGAAGACAAGGAATATATGGAAAAATTTATCCCTAAAGATGCGTGGTGGTGGATTCCGTATGTAAATTATACCGTTACCAATGAAGTGAACAACCGTTCTTTTGTCACAATGGACCAGGAAGAAACCTTCTTGAAATTCGGAACAGATTGCGGATGGGGATTTCCTGCAAACTCATGCACCTCATCTTTTTTTCTGGAATGCATCGAAGATAATTATGTGACAGTAGATTTTTCCAACTTTTACATAGAATCTAAAAAATTCGGTCATGTACTATGTAAAATAACCACATCAGGCAATATACAGCTTCTGACATGCGGTTACTCAAATCTTCTGGGTCTTGATGCGAATACGAACACAAGCGCAGTCAAATGGAGCGGGAAGCTACTTGCCGGTGAGAGATTGCAATACGCTATATTCAACCATCAGCGTATGTCCGTTCAAGATGGAAGAACGGTCAGAATTCATAATAATACCGGTATCACATCATGGAATGACTTGGGCGATCCTGTCAATATTGATGTGATATCACCCTTGAAATTGCTCAGCCGCCTACTGGAGTCCATTAGCGCCAACAGCGAACGTATTTATTGCAGCATCAAACCGACCATCCGCACATATATATCAAACGCCTTTACAGAAAAGGACAACTGGCGGTTGAACGGTTCCCGTCTTGTGGCAGCCGAAAGCATACGAAACTTTGAGAAAGCGAAAATTTATTCCTCCTTCAGCAAGTTCTGTGAATGGATGGAAACCGTATTCGGATATGTTTATACCATTGAAATGAAAAGCCGGCCCAATACCGACCTGCCCTATGCGGACATACTAAACAATAGTCATGATTTTGAAGGATTTACCACATACAAAGCAAATATTACATCCATAACAGATAATTTCACCCTACATTTCTCAACCACAGACGGTTACTTCCTAGCCATTGTGTATGCTTCCATCACTCTTGACCGTTCCCCCAATTTCCCCGGTTATGAAAGATATCAGGTTTACGACAATGCCAACAAATCATATAAAGTGCACGAAGACAGATACTATCATGATACAGTGGATGATATGTATTATCATGCAGTTTATGATGACGGTTCAAAAAAGACCTCGTTACTCGAATGCCAGCTTTATGATATCGGACTATCCGACTATGAGGGTGTACAGACTTTCGGAGGGACAATAATCTCCGTTGAGACTGACTCCGGTTCATTCACAGGTCCAGTGGATGAATCCAATATCCTGTATGTACGTAGAAGCAAACAATTCATGTATTCGGACAATGACAAATATTACAGTTCTTTCACCGGTTCATCCAATTATAACATTGCGGACCGCGCCAGAACGGATATGGTATTTTTTACAAATGAGCAATATTATGTAATTGTCGGTACCAGCCTTATGAAATGCACTTTGAAGGAAAACGTGAATGAGGGTGAGAAGGTTCCTTATGTCGTATTCAAGCATCGTGATGAGGTTTTCGGAAGTACCAATCTGAAAACCATACACTCCATATCAGAGCCTGAATACTCCGTTGACAGCAGCCGGATTTATTCCGAAATTGAAATTGGCTATGAGAAACAGGATTATGATCTTGGAAACAATGGCAATGATGAGTTCAATTTCAGCACCACCTATACAACAGGTGTAACACTGAACAACAGCAAACTGTCGCTTATATCCCCATACCGTGCCGATTGTTACGGATTTGAAGAGCTCATAGGGAAACGGGGTGAGGAAACAAGCAGTTCTGACAGCGATAAACAGGTGTTTGCCGTAAAATGCATCAACAACGGGGGAAAATATATTGTAGACCGAACCATTATGGTTGAGGGTGCCTATACCAACAGCGTATTCAATGCACCGCTGGCTCCTGTCTATATGATTGAGGCGAACAAACGTTATCTGGCTTCCTTCACCAGCCTGTTAAAGTTCGCATCAACTGAAGGTAATGCCGGCATCAAACTGGATGACAGGGCTGTGAATACGGACGTCTCCTTGGATGACCCGCTATTCGGTCCTGGAAATATCAAATTTTCCACAGACAGCTTCATTTTTCCGGAAGATTGGAACAATACGATTGTACAGATAGAATGGAACGGAATGATTTTCAAGGGGAATCTCATGTCTCTGGATGTCAAGCCGCAAGAAACCGAAGCACTTAAATATGAATTGATAGAGATAGTGTAAATTATGTATATAGTAAGTCCGTTCACTCCTATTTTTTTCAAGCCTTCTACAGATATGTGCAGGGCTTCCGGCAAATATATGCAAATATTCGCCCCGTCTGATGAAGTCATGATACAGGTTATAACACGCTCCGAATCACGACCGATTACAGGCAAGGTAATCAACATAGTGACCGGTCATGAAACAGTCATTGACTGGCAAATATGGAGCATGAACCATACTGATAAGATTTATTATCATGTTCTGACCGCACTGGCTGAAGGATGTTACCGCATTGATATCAACGGGATGGTTTCCGAACCTTTCCGTATCACGTCTGACACGTCTGAATTATCCCGAACCACCCTTATACAGTATTCGATGAAGGACAACCGACAAAGACAGGATGCTGTCTTTTGGATTTCCGACACTCAGTATTTCTTTGACTGGCGTGCTCCCGGCGGTTTCATGGATGACAACTGGGTATTCGGTGTGAATAATGAACAGTTCACCACATATGATAACAATCTGTCTGAAATTTACGCATTGGAAACTACCCAGAAGACATTCACGCTTGGTAACGCACAAGGATGTCCCGTATGGTTCGGAGAGTTACTGAACAGAATCCTCTGCTGTACTTATGTCTATTTTGAAGGGGAACGCTTTATACGGGCTGATGCCAATGTCCCTGAAATGAGCCAGCCTATTGAGGGTTATAAGAGCTATATCTTCAAACAGATACTGCAGGATATAAAGATTGTGGACTATACAGAAAGCGAGAACCTGATAAAGATACGTCGGGTTGATGACAAAAGTTTTAGAAAAGTTGCCAATAAAATATTGACTGTATGACGGAACTTGAATTACAGGAACTCACCGATAAGATCATAGCTAAGCTAAAAGCTGACAGCCTTACTATAGACCAGTTGACACAAACCAATGTGTTAACCGGCATGGATTTTCTGGAACTGAACAGCGGGCGCAAAGTTTCATTAGATGATTTACGCAAGTTCATCCGTGGCTATGGCATTTATCTTGAGATTATTTCCAAACTGGATAATGAAACAATCCCCACCGACAACAATGTATTCTCATCTCTTCGTGTCCTGTTTGAAATCTCTAAAGCGCTTGAAGAACTTAAAAAAATATACCTACGTAAGGATCAGGATGATGAAACAAAATATCTACTAAAACTCTTGGGTGGGGCAAAAATAGGTAAAAGTCTTACTGTCGGTGACTTTATCACCGGTGTTCAGGGCGGTTACATCGGTGAGGACGCCCGTGCCGAGCTGGAGGCTCTGGTCCTGCGCAGCTCTCTGAGTGTACCAGAACTTCGTTTCAACCGTCAGACCTATTTTGAAGGATATAATACTATAAGTCCCGGCGGAGGGCTGAAGATAAAAAGCTTTGTCGCCAATAGTGACAGCAGCTATACTGTCACCCCTGATCTGGAGGATGGTGTACCGCTGGGACAGAAGCCGGACGATATCCTCCTGGGCTTCTGGCATGACAAAAGCGTCACTACCGGTGACTTTATTGGTTTCCGGAAAATACAGTACCGTATCACTTCCGCAGATTACGACGAGAAGACATTCGTGATGGTTCCGCGTCCCGGATATGAGTTCGTTCCCCATAACGAGATGCGTCTCGGACAGACGGGGAACTTCACCGACAAGGAGCGTCAGACTTATATCATCATAGACGTGCGTGACGGTAACTGCTGCATCACCCTTGTTGACAATGCCAACACCTGGGACCCGGAGCCGGCACAGATGAAGAGCTGGTTCGGCAAGAAGAAGGGTATGACCATCAACGGGATCAACTGCGACAGGTTCTCGGCAGTATTGCAGGATATCATCATGACGGGATTGATTTTTCAAATTGATGAAATTACCGGTAGCACAGTCCGCGTTCCTATCGACTTCCCTAGCTGGGAGCCGGGCAGGAAGTATGCGTATTATTCCCGTGTGCCCCATAACGGTTCCACATGGTTGTGCGTCAATGACAAGGGCACTACTTCCGAGCCATCCGAAAACAATCCGGACTGGCTTGTATCAGCCGCCAAAGGTGACAAGGGTGATCCGGGACTGTCTGTAATAGGTGGCGGTCATTGGGAATCCTCTAAGACCCCATACGAGGTCAATACCATGGTCACTTTGGCGGGCTGTGTTTTTATCTCCAAGGTGAAAACATCCAATCCTCCGATTAAAATTGCAAGGTTCAGGAACGGCAATTATCGAAAGAAAAAGGATGGCGGTTATATCCTTGCCGGGAAATCAGCCGACTGGACCGTGCATGAAGACTGGGAGATGCTGCTGGACGGTCGTGAACTTAAAGGTGAGAGTATCACCTTCTTGGGTGAGTTCGCATCCCATCCGTCCAATCCCAAGGAGGGTGACAGCTACCGAAATACGGCTGACCATTGTACTTACATATACCGGAATGGTTTGTGGATGGTCATGGTCAAAGACGGAACTGACGGTAAGGACGGCAAAGGTTACGAGTGGATCTACACCCGTACCAACATCATCGGCCTTACCCCTGACAAGCCGGAATCGAAACAGCAGGATGATTATATACCGGAAGGCTGGACAGATGATTTTCTTGGCGTGGATGCCGACCATCAGGTGGAATGGGCGTGCAAACGTGTGAAGCGTGATGGAGTATGGAGTGAATGGAGCACTCCGGCCCCTGTGCACCGTTGGAGTAAGGACGGGGAGTCGAATGTCATGGCCGACCTTGACAATGAGATGGTGAGCGTCGCTCTTACCAGTACCGGCGTTACTACTTCCGCACAGTCATGGACTACCCATGTATCCATGTGGTACGGTACCGAGAAACTCACCCTTGAGACTTTAACAGTCAGCACGCCTGCCGGTTTCACGGCAAGCACAAGCAAGGCCACCGGAGCGGTGGCGATATCCGTCGCTGCCGGAAAGTCGGTTCCGGAACAGAATACGGTCACCATCACACTGGCTGCAATGAAGAACGGGCAGCTCTATACCCGTGAACTGACTTTCAAGATAACCGGTGTCCGTGGCGGGGCGGACGGTTCCGATGCGGTAATTTATAGCCTTGTCACTTCGGCCACGATGGTCAGCAAGAACAAGAACGGCGGTTACAGTGTAGCTTCGGTATCCTGTCGGCGTATGAAGACAGTCGGTGCGGTCACTACGGCCACAACGGACGGGGAGTTGAAGTACAGTCGTGACGGTGCGGCCGAGGTTCCCATCGGTGATGGTGTCGGGGTGGCTTCCGGTAATTTTACCAGTAGCTTGAAGTTCGTGTTCTACGTGAACGGTCAGGCGGTTGATGTCGAGACTGTTCCGATGGTTGTGGACGGCAGTGACGGAAAGGATGGTGAGAGCATCACAGCAGCCGGTCATTGGGAATCCGCCAATACTCCGTATGCCAAGAACAGTACAGTATCGTTTGCCGGAGGATCTTACTTAAGCAAGGTTGAAACCTCCAACCCTCCGATTAAAATCGCCAAGTTCAGAAACGGCAGACTCCGCAGGAAAAGAGACGGCGGATACATCCTCGCCGGCAGATCTGCGAACCGGACGGTACATGCGGACTGGCAGGAGATGGTTGCTCCCGTCGGACCGTCGGCATCCTACTGGCTGGACAGTCCTGTCAGCGTGATCAACTTCACTTCAACAGGCACGCCATCCCCGTCTGGATTCCTTGTCACTTGCAAACAGAATGTGGCAGGCAATGTAAGCACGTGCAGCACGCTTTATCTGGCTGCACGCAAATACAACGGAAGCTGGCTGGCTCATGTAGGTGCGACACTGAACAGCCAGATATCCGTACCTGCGACAGCCGGATACACCCAGTTTGCCGTCCGGGCTTATAAATCAGCTTCCGATGCTGCTGCTTGGAATGACAATTATGTGGCCGAAAAGGGTGTGGGTGTTGCAAATGATGGTGCCATAGGAGCAACAGGAGCTACGGGTGCGTTCCCTTATGACAGAGGAGTATGGGCGTCCGGACAGACATACGTATGGAATGCAAAACAGCGTGACAAGATCATTCACAAAATAGGTGAAGTTTATTACAATTTTCTTGTGCGCAACTATGGAAGTTCTGTATCAGCGGCTCCTACATCCGCTAACGGAGATCCCAACTGGGAAGCCATGCAGAAATACAAAAGTCTGGTAACCGACATATTCCTTGCTGATAAGGCGAACATAGCCGGTTTTATGTTCAAGTTGAACGGATACACATCGGACGGGGCACCTTACGGTATCATGCAGTCACAGGACAGCACTAACGGCCAGCCTAATCTGAGGATGGACACAAAGACCGGAGAGATTCTTTGTCAGAAAGCGAATATCACCGGAACTATCATAGCGACAAAGGGGACAATTGGTGGATTCAATATCGGTAATAATTTTATCGGCAGCACTAATATGTCGGCTGTGAATGTTGATAATTTGTTGCTGCAATACGACAAATTTGAAATGAAATATGAACGGTTTCAGTCAATAGACGGACATTTATATCAAGGCATTTTGGATACAGTAATTAGAAGTGGAAGTATAACTGTATCATCAACCGGGGATGTTTCAACAGCGGATGATACTCTGTATGTAAGATGTGGGAATTATATTTTTTCCGTTGGGCGAAACGGAATTCGCAAGTCAACGAATGGAGGAAGTACCTGGGTGGATTTATAACATTTAAAATATTAAAGTATGAGAATAAATTTTGCACAATTTCCTATTTACGACGGAATTAAGAAAGAAAAACTGATAGCCAACAACATCACTGAGGCCTACGGTGACTGGATATACAAGAACGTAGCGGGTTTGAAGGCGCATCTCCTTGCCGAGAAGATATTCAAATCTACTGCTGAAGGTGTAGAAATTGACGAAGAGGAGGTGGATATCATAAGACGCTCCACCTCCATGCTGCCCGGTTTGCTGGCTGATTCTTTGAATGATTATTTAGATAAAAAGGAGGAACAACATGAAAAAGGTATATTGTAACAACCTTCTAGCAAAGTTACTGCTTGCGTTCAGTTCTTGCCATACGATAACAATCGGTCCGTTTGTTTTAAGCAAGCGACCGGAAGAGAAAATCACTCAGAAAGTGAGAAACCATGAGTGTACCCACGCCCGTCAATGGGTTGAGATGGCAGTTGCCACCGGTACAGTTATTTGGATCTTACTGTTGTGTTTTGACCTTTCCGCCTGGTGGCTGGTACTGGCCGGGCTGGCATTCTATCTCTGGTATGGTGTGGAGTGGCTGGTCATGGCGGTACGGTTGAAGGATGCCGGCAGGGCGTATAAGGTGGTATCGTTTGAGAGGGAGGCATATTCCAACGAGGATGATCCGAATTATATTGAGAACAGTAATTATTTTGCATGGGTGAAGTATTTGTTTTAATTTTAAAATTTGCATTATGGATTTGAATAATATAGTTGGCTTTAAAGCTGTGGATAAAAACGGCAACGAACGACAGGTGACCGTCGATGAGATGACAGAATTAGTTTCCGCACGGATTGTTTCCGCTGCATCAGAAATATCAACATTTGCTGCCGCTGCGGCAGCCGGAACAGATGAGTTTGAGGACCAGTTGCCCCAATCCGATACCTTCTCTTGGCTCCGTACTTTGGATGGTTCCAAGAATCCTACTTTGACGTCTTCAACGGCTGCCGCGAAAGTCCTGGGAGAACTTTTGCCACTTTCGACAAATACTAATAAGGGATTAACAAGGAGAACAGCATATTTTGATTTAATTCAAGGCAAATTATACAAGATAGCATATAAAGAGGAACTACATGTATATAAACCTGTAATATGCTTACTATATGTGCTAAGAAATGGAATATCGTCTTGCTATGTAGCTTCATTAAGTGGGTATCGTAATGGAGTTTCCCATTTTAAATTGATATGTGGAAATGATATCCAATTTAAGCTGTATCAAAAGTTGAATAGCACTAATTATTTTGACATCATGCTGGAATGCCCTGATAATTCAGCTGGCATTATGGAGATAAAAGCCATGGATGATTTAACGGTTATTGAAACGACAGAACCATTAAGGGATTGGCAACAAATTGCAACAGAATAATAGCATAAGTTGAGAGCTGGGAGAACTTCTGCAAAATGAAAACTATATAAGGATGGCAGAAGGTAGAGGATCTGCAACCTTATATAGGATTGATTTTATGAGGAATTTAAATTTGGTTGTTAAGATTGTTGGTGAAGGTAATTCGGAAGTAGTTGATGACTACTCTATTATCTGTATGCATGGCGGTGGTAATGGGTTATGTATTACGCATAATTCTGGACCGTCATCAATAAGAATGTATAGAGATAATGATTACAATTATTATGTTTACGTGAGTGGATGGGGATACGCTATAGCATATTTTGCCAACCGCATACCGATTTATAATGCCATTTCAGCAACTAAAGTAGATATAGATATTAGGACGCTCGAACAGGTAGGAATTTAAACAAGAATTTCTGCCTGTTGGCGATTAATTGGGATTATTGGCGAACCGTATCTTTGGTATAAAAAACGGGTGGTCCGGTACAAACCGGTGCCACCCGATCCTCCCGATCATTGTAATACTATTAAAGAATCAACATCTTTATCTGATTCCTCAAATTTGAAAACATGATTAGATCCTACAGACGTAACAGTCAATGGTTCTGACTGTGTAGTCGTCTTTACATAAATATTACCATTTCTTTCTCTATATGCATTAAAGTGATCCTTTCCTAAAGGACCAGACAATCTTGTGAATTTCGCACTGTCCGCCCAGTTACCATCAATGGAATATAATCCGGTTGCTCCACTTGTTCTAATAAATACAAGTGTAGAATATCCATCCCAAGATTCTATTTTTATTAATTTGGTAGACGTGATGGATTGAGCAATTTTAATATAATTATTTTTACTCATCAATCCGTTTGCTTCATTCGTTGCAAGCGGTATCAGTTCTCCCAGGTCGGTTACGAAGTAAATTTTATGTCAATTATTACTGTGAATTATTATCTTAGGATCTTCCCAAGTTGAAACGTCTGGATAATTCCTTTTTCTAAATATTAATGTTCCGTCTATTGCTATTCCGAAGATGAAAACAGCATCTTCTAATTGTTTTATAACCAATCCTTGAACGACATTACCGTAGAATCCTTCTCCAGCAAAAGCATTGAAATTGGAAACGAAAGGTTGAATTGTTTTTATAGGCATTTCATTTACAAAATCCGTAAATTCACTCCATGAAGAAAACGATTTTGTTCCCTTCGGATTTCCCAAAAGTTCTCCCAGGTCGCCAACAGGCCGAAAATCTTGTCTAAATTCCTACCTGTGTGAGCGTACTAATATCTATATCTACTTTAGTTGCTGAAATGGCATTATCCATAGAAACACGATTGGTAAAATATATCAAAGCTCGTGAGAATACAGGCATATATACATAGTAGTTATGATCTCCATCCTTGTATATTTTCAGCAAATTAGGACCAATACTCTTTACAACGGACACTCCTTTAACGTGATGTGATACAAAAGAAAAGATGTCTGCGTTCTCGCTATTCCCTTCTCCAATAATATCAAAAGTAACGTTTATATCTTTAGGATAATTCAGTTTGTATAAAGCCCCTTCTCCTAGCATGTGATTTACCAAAAAATAGTTTTCATTTAACTGAAGTTCTCCCAGCTCTGATTTTAAAGCGAATTTATGTAAAAGAAATGCTTCTCCACGCTGACTTTGCAAAATTATTAATACTACCTTTTCTAGTGGATATTTCTGCACTGTCTATGTTTGGATAGAACACTTGTGTTATGTGAGCACTATCATTAAAAACAACAAGTGTTCCCCAATAAGTGTTAGGTCCATCAATCATGTTATTTTGTATTTTATAAAAGCCAGCTTCGATCATATCATTATAACTTCTATTTTCTACTATCCCTTTGTACATGAAAGGATACAGCTTCAAACTAGTGAGCAGTTCTCCCAGCTCTCGATTTTTGGTTAGAATCATGTCAAAGATACGGTTTGCCAATTACTCTAAACAACATCAACAGAAATTCGTAAATAACTGAATTTGGAGGCTTGTGAATTGTTGATAATTGTAACAGTATTGCCTTTTTTCAACAAACATATTCTGCCTTCGATGTTACTATTCAAGTTAATGATTCCTTCAAACAATGCCAAAATCGTATCATTCCATTGTGCTGGAATTATAGATATACTAGGGTTATGATTCAAGGGGGAAAATAAGATTAATATAGATGGAACATATATTTGTAAATCTGTTCTTTCCCCTGTTTTTAATTCAAATTTTCCCTTATATATATTCATAGTTCCACTTGGCAGAAGTCCTCCCAGTTTTGATGCAAGCGACTGCATCGTCATTTTTGCCGCATCCCCGCTACTTTGTAAAACTCTTACATTTGCGGCATCCGTCACTGTCGGAAGTTCATTCTCATACACATCATTTCCTGTTGCAGCAGCGGCGGCAAATGTTGAAGTTTCAGACAAAGCCATAACCATTCTTGTGGAAACCATATCCACCATTTCATCTACTGTCACATTTTGTTCGTTGCCGTCTTTATCCACAGCTTTAAAGCCAACTATATTTTCTAAATTCAAATTACTCATAATATCAATTTTTATAAAGTTCTAATATAAGTTTTCCACGCTTTTGAAGTGCCGCCAACCGATTTGTACAGCTTCTTCCTGCCACCTTTTATCTTGTACCGGGAAAGGTTGTTCCCGGTATAGTTCGCGGGATAATTCGGATTGTTCTCGTTAGCATACGCCTCCATTTCGTATTTTATAGTATAATATGCAGAACTCGCAGGATGGCAGATAGGGTTTCCCTTGATCCACTCGACAAAATACCGCCAATAGTATTTTACCCATGAGCCGGTAACCTGTGCCTGACGCAGGTGTATGGTTTCGTGCGTCAGGCTTTCCTTACCCGCATAGGTCTGCATATACCTATCTATGTTCTCCTTGTTCTCGGCACGGTATATCATCCGTCCGCACCACATTATGAAACGGTATCCCTTGAAAGGATAATGCTTCATGGGAAGCAACTTAGGAGTATCAAAATCACCCGGCTTGCTTGAGAACAGCATCTTGATTAATTGCCATAATTCTTTCATAGCGTTTCTATTTCAGATTCAAGTTCAGCGATATGGTTATCAATACACGTGCTCACCTCGCCATTGAAGTTCGCTATATCCAGTTCCACGCATCCGGCACTTGACCGGGCGCTGCTGTAGATACGGACATAGCCTCCGTTATTCAACGTTTCCTTAGCCAGCTTCAGTTTCGCCAGTTCGTCATTGATCTGGCTGGCGCGTTCCAAATTCTCAATCTTCATGTTGTTCCTCCTTCTTTTTATCCAGATAATCATTCAACGAATCGGCCAGCAAGCCGGACAACATAGGGGTAGAACGTCTTATGATATCCACCTCCTCTTCGTCAAGTTCCACACCATCTACAGTCGACTTGAAGATTTTCTCCGCAAGGAGATGCGCCCTCAAGCCCGCTACGTTCTTATATATCCAGTCACCGAAGGCCTCAGTGATGTTACTGGCTATAAGCTTTTCTTTTTTAATCCCATCATAAATAGGGAATTGTGCAAAATTTATTCTCATACTTTATATTTAAATTATCCGCAATAAAACATAACCCAATAATTACCCATACACTTAATGAAGCCGGATGCAAAATCCAAATCAATATAAGACATCTCCTGTCCTCCGGGAGCAGGCAGGATCCGTCCTCCTGTCAATCTTACTCCGCCGCTCATACGTTTGAAGTATATAGTATGTCCCGGAACATCCGGAGGAAGTGTCACTTCTATATTACCTGTATTAAGAAACATCACATTGTCATCATTGTTATTCAGGGAGGTGCTGACGGATATGTTCCTCCAGTTGCCAACTATGCCACGAAGAGAAACATAGCTGTCATTGTTCGGATGAAGGAAAATGTTACCTCCCTCCACGAATAGAGGAATGCTCGGAGTCTTGATGTGCATTCCGATCATGGCATTTGGACTCTGTATGTCAATTCCAGCATCATACTTAATCCCTTCAATGGTGACAAACTGCGTGTTTCCCCCGATTCTTACGTTTGCAAATGTCCTTTCGTTATAAAACTCAATCTGCCCGGCTGACAATTTAAAGCCGACATAAAGATTGGTTTCATTCTCATAAAGAGTTTTTGAGGACAGCATCCCCGAAGCGATGGAGAACGGACCGATACGTCCGCTATCCGCCGTAATCACGCCGGTGATATCTGCATTCTTACATTTGAAATACCCGGTTACGCCATTGATAAGAAGAGTTTCACCCTCATCGTTGTGGGATTTAAGCACATTGTTTTTGAACATGAATCCGGCCACATTCGCACCATCGGCAAACAAGGTATCAGTAGCGATATTCACAAACTTCTGCATGGCTTCCCAGTTGGAATCTCCGTTGGCTGATGTGGGTGCAGCGGTAACGGAAGCACCGTAATTCTTTACAAGGAAATTATAATAAACTCCCCCTATCAGATATATAACCTTATCCCGGTAATCCGCATTCCAGACGTAAGTCTGTCCGGAAGCCCATACACCTCTGTCACGGGGAAACGCCCCTGTTGCTCCGGTTGCTCCTATGGCTCCGTCTTTAGCAACCCCCACACCTTTTTCAGCGACATAATTGTCATTCCATGCGTTCGCGTCCGATGCGGATTGATAAGCCCGGACGGCAAACTGGGTGTATCCGGCTGTTGCAGGTACGGATATCTGATTGCTTAGGGTAGCACCTACGTGAGCCAGCCAGCTTCCGTTATATTTGCGTGCAGCAAGATAGAATCTGTTCGTATCGCTCACATTACCGCCTACATTCTGTTTCATGGTAACGACAAACGCTGACGGTGACGGTGTGCCCGTACTGGTAAAGTTTATTGTGCTTACCGGGCTGTCAAGCCAATACGAAGCGGACGGTTCGACACCGGAAGTCATTTCCTGCCAGTCGGAGTTGACAGCCTTGTCCGATCTCTTCCCGGAAAGTATGTAACCGCCATCTTTCTTCCTTAGGTAACGCCCACCTCTCACACGAAGTACCGGAAGCGGTGGATTGGAAGTCTGAACCTTGCTTAAGTAAGATCCTCCGGCAAACGATACTGTGCTGTTTTTCGCATACGGAGTGTTGGCGGATCCCCAATGACCTGCGGCTGTGATGCTCTCACCATCAGCACCATCCTTTCCATCAGAAAGCATGGGAACGGTTTCAACATCCACTATCTGGTCATTCACGTAAAAGATAAACTTCAATGTCTTCGTAAAGTTTCCGCTTGATATGGCTGTATTGTTGTTTATGGTAGTTTCTGTTCCACCGTCTATGCTGTATTTCAATGTACCGTCCGTTGTGGTGGAGATCACGCCACCCACTGATTTTTGCCTGTAACATGATACGGAAGACACGCTGTATTTCCCATTCTTGTCCTTGCTTACAGAAGTGGCAGAAACGATTATACTGTATAGCACGGCATCTGAACCGTCCGCACCTCCACGGACCCCGGCTACAGTGAACGTAAGATCACGGGAATACTGCTGCCCGTTCTTTGTAGCCTTGATTGTGATCTTCACCGTGTTTGTCGCAGCAAGAGTAGTTCCGGCAGATACCGATATTGTCACCACTCCCGTATTCTTGTCCGTGGTACATGTAAGACCGGTGTCCGGTGTACAGGTGATGCTGTCAAGAGTGAGTTTCTCCGTTCCGTACCACATGCTGACAGTTGTATTCCAAATCTGTGAAGATACGACCTTCCCATCTGAAGTAAGGGCTGCATTGACCATCTCGTTATCGAAGTCCGCCATGATGGCATTCTCCCCGTCCTTACTCCAGCGATGCACCACGGCAGGAGTGCTGAACTCTGACCATACACCGTTTTCCTTGAAACGCTTGCAACCCCATTCAACCTGATGGTCTGCGTCCACACCAACAAAATCATCCGTCCAGCCTTCGGGGATATAATCATCCTGCTGCTGGCTGTCAGGCTTTTCGGGAGGATTATCTATGATATTGCCTCTTGTGTATATATACTCATAGTCCTTACCGTCTTTCCCGTCCGATATCATAAGCTGCCATCTTCCGTCCTGATAGATGTAGGTGGCGCGGTCAGTTGTGTTACGGTATGAATCACCATTTTTCGGATTGGCAGGAGCCGTGGCAAATTCACCTAGGAAGGTGATGCTCTCGCCTTTTAGCTCACGCCCGTCAAGCAACATAGCCCAATCCTCGTTAACCTCCCAGTCAGCAGGTTTCCCGGCAAGATAATAACCACCGTCCTTCTTTCTTAAGAAATTGCCACCTTTGACACGCAATATTCTGATGGGAGGATTGGAGGTTTCCACCTTGGATATAAAGACACAATTGGCAAGAGTGACCATTGTATTGGCTTTGTACGGGGTTTTGGCGGATTCCCAATGACCGCCACCTACTACGGACAATCCCGGATCACCTTTTTGCCCTTCCGCCACTTGTTTCAGCCATGCCGGATTATCATCTGACGGTTCTGTTGTTGTTCCATTATCATCAACACACAACCACAAAGCCCCGTTATGTGACACCCGGTCATAGTAGGCGTACTTACCTGCAACCCATTCACCCTTGTCCAAAGGTACACGAACCTTGTTTCCCGTTATCTCATCTATCTGGAAGATAAGCCCAGTCAAAAGGACCTGTTGCAACACGGCTGAATATTTCTCGCAATCAATTCCGTTAACGGTCATGCCTTTTTTCTTGCCGAACCACGCAGGCATCTGTGCCGGCTCCGGGTCCCAAGTGTTGGCATTGTCAAAGAATGTAATACAGTTGTTTCCGTTGACGGAATCAATAAGTATATAAGTCTGACGTTCCGGGTCCGTAAAGTTACCTGTTTGTGCCAATACCATCTGTTCGGCAGGTTTCCAATCAGAATGCCCCGGACGGGGAATGACAGTAAACTTCTTGGCTGTATAATCTGCGGCAGTCACCCGGAACTTCATTTCTTCAAAGCCGTTCAGCTTGCCTTCGCTATTTTTAGTCACAAAATAGGTGGTAAGGATATCATCAACAAACTGGCTCAATCCGTCCGCATCCGTCAGATCGGGAGTGATGGTGTAGGTCCCATCGCCGTTATCCACGTATGACAATACGGTACAACCACCACCGGGGGAGTTTACCATACGTCCTTTGAAATAGGTTGTACGGTTATAGGCTATTTCAGGTACAAACAAACGCTTACGAAATACACCGCTTTCCATTTCAAGATTACCCTTTTCGTCTATGTATCCACCTAATACGCCGGTAACGAAATCACCGAACTTGGCATATTTCTTAATCAAGACTCCGCCCAGTAAGGATAACAAGTACTTAGTGGAATCCGCCACGTCCTTCCGCAAGAATATCTCTTTCAGTTTCTCCGCACTGTTCTCTATCTCAGTCATTACACGTAATGCGCTCATCACGTCTTCATCGGTGTAGGTAACATCCCTGTCACCCTGCTTCACAATGCGGTCTACCAAATTCCCGGCTATTTTCAGACCTTTGAGAAAATTGATTATGCCTTGCGCATCATCATCGTTCAATGCGGATAAGAACCAGTTCTGTACAGGTGTGTCCTCATCCAGCGTATATGCGGAATTGGCATGCTCGGCATTGGTGACATCACCGCCGCCACCGCCACCCTGTATAATAGTCACAGAGCGGGGAACATACTTCCCATCACGCTCCCTCGGTACTACCCTACTTATGATTCTTATATCTGACTTTATCGCCATTCTCTATCATTGATAATGTTACTGTATTCTGCTCGTAATCCCATACACCACTTAACAGCATGAATTTCTTACTAACCATAGAATTGTCATACAAAACCGTGAAAGGATGAATGAGATCACTGTTTTTTAATACCTGAGTTAACTTGATTTTGGTTACCTGGTATCGGTTAATGATACGCCTGATCAACGCTTCTTCGGGGCGCACAAGCGTACCTTCTATTGCCGAATACAAGTTGTTTGTTAAAAAATTGCCATTTAAAAGAGCTTTGCTATATGTTGCCCCGTCTTCATTATAACTACTTATGCCAAATTCTATCTCGTCAAGTTCGGACATAAATTTTTCATTGACTACATTCTCGTATACACGATCCCCGTTCTCACCTTCATCTACAACTCCGTCTTTTTTCTTATAGGCAACTCTTAGATTTTCTATATCAACTACTTTTATATATTTATCATTCTGATATGGGTAATCCGTACCATACAGGATTAATTCAAATTTCCCCGTCAGTGGCACAGAATCTGGGAACTCAATCACATATCCCGTAAGTCCCTCATACGGCATATCTGCCTTCTTCGTTGCACGCAGTTTGGTTCGTTCCACTTCCTCACCCACCTCTCCTATACCTATCGTAAATGTGGTTTCGCTATTTTGCCATTTATTTCCATTCCAGTAATGATCGCCAATACGTAATTTAAACCGTAACACATGATCTTCCGTGATTGTCACCTTATTAGGCTCTGCGTAATTCGTTGTAAATAAAATATCGGCTGAAATTCCTATCGCTGCATCCTTATAGACAGCTGTCACGCCTCCCACTCTTAATATAGGATTTCCTACAGCCGTACTAATTATCCTATATCTCAATAAAGACCTCCATGTGTAATTCTCCGAAATTATTGTATACAACGGAGTTAATCCATCCCATCCCTTAAAATCTATATCAGCCTCCCCGACTCTGTATGCGGTCATACCGCCAGTCATATTATAATTTAAATTAGCACCCATTACAGGGATGGCATCTTGTGAAATCTCTCCATTATCACCATATGCTATTGATTCCCATCGTTCTAATGTCAACCCTTGCACATTCTCCACCTTATAGTATTTGTTATCATTCCTCTTATCCGTCAAGTTCGTGAAGCTCCCATACATATCACTCACATCAAATCCCTCATCATCCACCAATTCATCAAAAACATTATTTATTGCCTTAACGGTAACCTTATTATATCCGGGGAGCACATCTATTGTATGATCACTACCACCGAAGCCGATATCCTGAAGCAATACAGTGTTTGGAGTAACCATCTCATAAGTGACAAGATCCTCGCCATACGAGAAGTATTCCCCTTCCCAATCTGCATCTACAAAATACAGGCTACCTTCATAATCGTATAAGGTCCAATTAAAAAAACGACAAAAATACTCCAGTACCTCGTCCAACATCATCCCTTCTGAGGTGAAGTTTTCCTCTGCGAGAGTTATCTCATCGAATATGTTTTTCTTTGTCGAATAATTCACTTCTGACGATCCATAGACATAAGGTATATATATCTTTTCATATCCCCCATTAGCTGATCTTATAATGTACCTTAAGAGGTTTATCGCCGTTATAAATCCATTCTCTGTCTGTTTCTCATATTGTATATTCTCAAGCGTTCCTATTGCGCTTATGCAATCAATACTGATATTATCCGGTGTAGGCTTATAAGGTTGTGTAAATTGCTCCGGAACAATATACCCCGTCCACATTAACTTGTCACCCTTGAACAGCTTAACCGGTGCATACTGGTTGTTAATGCTAAACAGGTCTAGAAGTAAATCACTACCAAGAAGGGTCAATGTTGCCGTAGAACTTCTTATCGGCTCATATACAAAGTTCTCATCGTTCCCCTCTACGACAAATGCGCTTCTTGCGCCCAGTAATTCCGTCACCTGTCCCACATAGCCATCAATATAGACCTTTACATCATAGGCTGTGTTTCTGTAATTTTTAAAATGTATGTTATATCTCTGCCCCATATCACCACTTTATATTGTTAGCCTTCATGTAATTCCTTATTGTTATATACATAGCCTTACCGCTTACCCGTGCCTCACCGTCTACCGTTATGTGATTGGATCCACCACCATTATTAATCATATTGAACAGCTTACCTTGCTGGGACTGGTTCAATATCATCTCGCCACTGTTAACCCGTGCTATCATGTGATCACCGAAAAATGATGATCCTCCCACTATACCACCTGTTGCATATTTGGGAATATTGGCTAAAGCAGCCAAAACTGAAGCTATGGCGGCTACAGCCAAAGCCGCACCAACAAACGGAATGGAAGCCACAGACGAAGCGGCTCCGGTTACGGCTGCTTCCGTATTAGCCACAGATTCTTCCTTTTTCTTTGCATTAAGAGCATCAATAGCCGGAATCGCGGCAGCCACAGAGTTCATTAAGTTTCCGAAATAAGACAGGATAGAACCGGCGGCACCATCAGCCATTGAAGACATGCTACCAAATGCGTTACCTATGGCACTTAACGAATCTGCGAAATCTTCGTTTGACTTTATATCATCTCTTGTAATCGGACTAATCTTTTGAGGCATTTTTTCGAACATCTTAGCATAACTTAATAAGCTTCCTCTTCCTTCACCTTCGTTTACAAACTCAGGAGCATTGGGGAATCTTGCCTGAAACTCTATTGTTATTTTTCTTTTTTTTAATTCATCCAAAGTCTTTGCGGCAGCTTGTCTAGCCTCATCACTAGCGGCATTAGCATACTTCTTTTGTGCCTCATTAATTTTTTTATCAAGTTCAGCCAATGAGCCAATAGGGCTTTCTGCTTCTTTTAATGGTTTTTGTATAATTCCATTTATATTTAGTTCTTTTTGCCTTGCGGCAATAACTACCATTTCTTCACGTTGTGCCTTTATATTATCGTAAATAGCCTGTCTTTCCGTATACTCTTTTTGAGATATTTCCAGTAATTTTCTCGCCTCTCCTACGGCCTCAGCTTCTTTTTTTGCATACCCATTTACATTAAGCAGCTTTGCTCTCTCGTATTCAGCTTGCCTTCTACTTAAAGCCTCCAATCTCACCTGGTAGCTATTAGCTTCTGGATATAATTCATTAGCCCTTTTCAGCTCTTCACTTAAAGCCTGCTCCATAGTCATTCCTCCAGCTACAGACTTATTAATCCGCTGATTACTTTCTAAAACAACCGAAGGAACATTTTCGCTACTACGCATTTTCCTTAGCTGTTCTTCGGTCATAAACCATTCTTTAGCCTTAGTAATAAGGTTTGTAAACATATCAATTGAAGTTTTTAATATGCCATTAGAATTATTTACCGTCAAGATTAACCCTTCCCATGCTGATTGCAATCCCTTCACAGAACCTGCTACATTATCATTATTTATCCTTTGCTGCTCAAACGCCGTATTAGTATCCGTTATCGCTCCAGTCAATTCTACAAACTTATCTTTTTCAGAAACGAGTGCCAAAGCAGCCGTTACGCTCTCTTTACCAAACATTTTCGTCATTTCTGTAGCGTTCATGTGCTTTGCTGCAAGGTTTTCCACAGCTTGTGACAACCCGACCACGGAAGGACGTAAATTCTTGTCCGCACTACTTTCCAAAGTAAGGAATATATTACGCAGATTAGTTCCCGCACTGCCGGCATCCGTTATTTTAGGAGCAATAGCCTCTATCGCGGCTACCAATTCATTGAATTGTACACCTACAGAAGATGCAGCACCACCGGCATTCTCTATAGCCTTGTTCAGATATGGGATATCAGCAGAGCCTTGTTGAGATGCTGCCGCTAAAATATTGATATATTCAGCAGCATGACTTGAGGAAGCCCCCATCTGATTTAAAGAACCAGCTAATGCCTTGGCAGCTTCCGGCACATCTATTTCTGCGGCCTCGGCAAGAACTATAGCACTTTCGGTTACTTGTACCAAAGCTTCTTTATTTTGCAATAAAGATGGGATCTGAGACCCCATCAGCTTAAAAGCATCTACCACCTGAGATGCAGTCTGCGTGGTGGTACTGCCCAAACGGATAGCCTCATCCTTAAAATACGAAAGCTCCTGCGTTGTCACACCTGTTAAGGATTTCAAAGAAGATAACGACTTTTCAAACTCCATAGAAGTCCTTACCACATCCCCAATGGCTACCGATATACCAGCGAAAGCAGCAAAACCACTTAGAGCAGGTCCTATCTTGCCGGCCATACTTGTTATGCTTTTTTCAAAGTTCCCTATCTCACCTTTCGCCCTTTTGATGTTCTTATCAAAATCTGCGGTGTTAAACAACAATCTTACAATCGCATTACTTGCCATATTCCATATTTTTTGCTCGTTCTCTCAATTCTTTCAGCTCATTCTCATCTATCTCTATCGGTTCCCGTTCCTCATCCCACGGGAATGGGAACACTGCTTCAGGTGTGAGGCTCTCCGTAGAATTAACCTGTGCGATAGTATACATCATCATTCTTGTGCGCTCCCATGCCTCCTGCTCCTTCCGGTTCATCCCCCTTATAAATGCAGCACACTCGTTAAAAGTCATACTGTCAAAGAAGTAATCAGGTGATATCCCTCCACGACCGACAACTTCTTCATACAACCTTATCACACTTACTTCTTCGCTCTCTTTCCCATCGCTTTTTTTTTATCATCTTTCCCGACAATCATACTAATACGCTTGTTCTCTTCCTCCAAAACAGCCAAAAATGTTTCGAAAATGGACGGATCTAAATCACATGCGTCTATCACATCATCAAACGTTAACGGAAAATCCTTGTTATTCGCCATCAGCATAGCACATAACAGGATATAACTGTTAACCATCCTGTCACCGGAATAAGACTTCCCGGTAATTTCCTCATATATAAATAAGGCGCGCAGAGTATACCTTAATGTATACTCCACGCCATTAATTTTTACTTTCCTCATACCATCAACCATTACCTGTTGCCTTTTCAAGTTTTCCTTGTCCCTTAAACTGCGCAGTCATTGTAGAATTGCTGCCTTTCGCGTCTGTGCGGTCAAGAGATGTTATAAGAGCCTTCCCCTTATAGTATATCTGCTGGGCCTTGGTTGCCGGGGATGCCCACCCATCTTCCGGAATACCATCATTGGTCAGATTAGCAGGAACACCCAATATAATATCAACAGGCTCACCGGCAATAAATGTGTCATAAAGAGAATCAAAGCTCTCTATGTTCTTATCAGCACTTACCAATGCCTCCGTAGACGCTTCCCACCCCATCTTCGTGACTATCGACTCATCCCACATGCCATCGTCCTTGCTGGCGGCATCGCCCGTCTCTGCGGTAAGTGTCAGCTTGTGACTGGTTGCCAAAGCCGTAGCCTTACCGGCAACGAAAATCATAAAATCCTTTCCATTCAAAGGTTTTGCTTTTGACATAATCTATATAATTTAAAAGTTAAACAATTCCTTAAAAAACAGATTCTATTCTCACGAACCGAATCCGTAAAACAATTGATTTTTACTATGAATTTATTCTTAAGTGCTATATTCAATAAGTTATCTACATAGGCAATACATCAGGGTGTCTCTGATAATACACCTTCGTTAGTGCCTGTTTCAATTCCTGATAATTTTTAATAAATCCCAGCTCAATCCATTGGGCTATCTGTTGTTCCAGTTCATACATCTCACGTATCTTAGCCTCATCGCCAATCTTATTACGCATTTCTGATTCATGTTTGCCATACACAATGATATTGAGTGATTTTGCCAAATCACTAACTTTTTGCTTAAATACCTCCTTTGGAAGGATAGAACAAACAGCCGTACACATTCTGGGATATGCATCACCGGCAAGATTGCGGAACTTTATCATTTCGTCATAAACGAATTTTAGAACATCATATTTAAATGATGGATTTATCCACATTGCAAAATCAATAAAAAGCAGTGGATGCATCCATGTACCCGCATTATCACCCTTATTTGCTCTTGATTTATGATAGGGGTAATTACCCGTATCATAATTTTCCCTTTTCATTATAGTGTAAATAAACTCTTTAGTAGAAGACAAATCGAAGTAGTCATTAACTTCTTTCCTCATACCTTTTAATTGGTTCCACTGTTTTAATAATTCTGTTGCATTGAAAAACGCATCTTTTGTCCGTTGAACTACTTTAAACTCACCCATCGGACGTATCATAATCTGATTTGTTTTCATAGATCAATTGTTTTAAAATTAAACGAAAGAGTTATAGTAAATGCGTCTATATCCACCAAATAATCTTCAATACATGACAGAAAAGAACTATCAATGACCTCAAACTTATCATACCGGGCTGTCTTCCCTTCAATAGAGTAACGCACCTCATTAGCCGTATTCACAGCAACTTCATACGTCTTTGACACAACTACCAAAGTAGTGGATACATTATCCGCACAAGATCCATCTTTGGTCTCGTCCGGACCATCCAAAGAACTCGTAAAATTGATGAACGGATACTCCGGCGCCCCCACAGGGATAACAACCGGATATATCCTGTTCCCCACCGCTTCCGTAACAGCCTTATTAGACTGTATAGAGCTAATAATATGCTTGCTTATAAATAAACTCATCTTCCTTCACTTACTTCTTGTATTATTCTTGCAATCCGTTCCGACAATACAAGGCTGGCTCTAGCCATGCCGGATTCCGCTGCCGGCTGGAAAAAATTACTTGCAGACAAAGAGCCGCGATATGCCGATTTTTTCATTCCCTGACGTCTAACTTTCGTATACCTGTCTTCTGTCCCTGAATTTATAAACCGAAGGATAAAAGCCCTGTCCGCACCTCTATAGCCTCTAGACCTCTTCGTTTCCGGGCTTACATATCTACGTCTTCTTATGCCCGACACACCGCCGTTCGGTTTTTTATATAATGCCAGCCTTTTTGCATCTCCCCTATCAAGTATGTTAAGCATACCGCCGTTCCCGTCACGGTAAACAACCATCTTTACAGCCATGTACGCTCTTCCGGGATCTTTACCCATTGCGGCTTTTGCTGCATTACGCACATACTTCCGCTCCGGTGTTAATGCCCTTCGTACCTCTTTTTTTATCTCGTTTTTTTTGATTTCCTTGGACTTACGCATCCTTTCAAGCATGGCAATAACTTCGTCTCCCTCATAGACAAATGACACCCCTTTTATCTGCTTCCCCCGATTGTTCTCAAGGATTTTTTTTATTATTCCCATAACTTCGTATTTTTATCCCGGAGCCGTAGCCCCGGGTAAATAAATCATTCCCCTTCGGCAGGTAACTCTCCCAGCGTAAACGCCTCAGGACGCAATGTGGTAAACGCCCAATCCCCATTAAGGGTCAAGCGAACAACATCTGATGTGTCTTCCGAATAAGGATTGATTATAAAACGCTGTTCACCGAATTGCCCGATAGGCTCATATCCCCATGAGCCAAAACCAATATAGGTCTTATCATCTGTATTAATATAATTCGTACAGAAAACCGGAACACCAGCAATGGTATTATTTTCGATAATATATCTTCCCGTGTTACCCGGATTTGTCGGTCCTTCATATCCTCGATCGGTAGTTTCCAATACCGCCTTTGTGTATTCATCCATCACATAAGCCATGTAACTTCCCTCAATACCTTTCATCAATGGCAATGCTCGTATCAATACCAATTCCTTAAATGTCGGTGTCGAGTTGGCAAACTTGATAAAACGGGCATTTTTCTTTTCAGCCATAGTTTTTAACTCAGCGATAGTCTTTGGGGTGCCCGGACTTCCTCCCGGGAACGCGATCTCAGAAAAAGGTCCTACTAACTTATGCGTCTGTTTCCCAGTTGTAAACATCAGCTTATTCAGCGTCCGTGTTACAGCCATCGGTATCTGCTGCTTAACAACATCGTATGCCACCCCCTCGGTCTGGTTGATTGTCTGACTTGTAATCTTGATGGTAACACCCACTCTCTGAGGATTGGGTACAATCTTACCGATCTCGATTTTTTTGTCGGTCAAAGCTACAGCCTCCCCGGCTACCTCTGCTTCAACTGCCGAAACTGTCGGCCAACAATAATCACCCGCCAAACCTGTGCGTAACGGTAATCCAAGCTTAGAAATGATAAGACCTTCTTCCAATGCAGGGATAATGTCATTAATAGTAAGAGGGATCATCGGCTGCGCTCCCGTACTGATCATTCCTGTAAACTCACGCTTAAGCGGATGGGAACTTCTAGAATTGATATGCTCGCGCATAAACGCATCAAACGCAAGCTCACGGGCGGTGACTTCCACATATCCGCTCTTGTCAGCACACGCTATGCGGACATCCAAAGCATTCATCTCGCGTTTCAGACACTCGATCTCGTCATTCTCAGTATCGGTAAACGCACGTTTGTTTTCCGATTCAGCCAAATCTACAATCTCGTTAAGACGTACCTTGATTTCCTCTCGTCTGGTAATGTACTGTTGTACATTCACTTTCTTTCCTTTATTCATAAACAAAAATGATTAAAAAATTTTCTTATTCGCTATCTTTCTCAATTCCGCATATGCGGTTTCATTTTTCTCAATTGTTTCCCGTTTCTTCTGATCTGGGGGCAACACAATACCGGAAGCCTCCACTTCCCGGGCTGTGACGCTGGTCTGCACATATGCCGGATCAGAAGCTATAGTCATTTCAAAAACCTCGTCAATACGGGTAACGTGTCGTAACAGCACACCATCATCATCCTTGGTATACCTGACCGAAGAACTCTCATCGCTCCAGTATGTGAATGAAGAACCGGCTAAATCCCCTCTCTTTACCAACTCTAATGCGGTAGTTCCATCCTGAGTCGCTGGAGCTGTAAATCTATATCTTACACCCGTTTCATCCACAGAAAGCGAAAGCGATCCTTCACCCCTGTTCCAACGAGCCAGCAACCTCTCGCGGTTATGCCACAATGTCATCTTTATATCCATCCGCTTCAACTCGTCTTCCGTAATGGCTCCCGGCTCTATAATCTCACAGTAGTTATCCCAATAGTCCACAAGCATACGACTCTCAACGCCAAAGACAATCGCATAACCCTCGATTACCCGGCTATCACTCCCGTCCTCCACCTCGCGGATCTTTGGCTGGAACTGGTCACCGGTCATGTATCTTACCTCTCTCTCCTTGGAATTATCCATATTTTTTTCTATTTATTTACAACTTTCAAACGCCCCTTTAGGAAACGCCTTTTTTATATCCTATAAATACCTGTTTTCGGCTTACCCGAAACCGCTTCCCTCATCCAATATGGAAGCCGTAATAGTAATACTCCCATCTCTCTTGGATCGGTTACACGAATCTATTCTGTAGGTTTTCCCATCCCATACCAGCCGACAACGATCAGTAACCACGGACATATAGCGCATCGTTACAACTACCGAACTGTTCATCCACGCTTCACCGGCAGTCAGAGCACGAGCGCCCCTTTGAAACTGCACATTAGCCCATACGGTAATTGCTTTCCGATATTGGATTACCTGTTCATTCATGCTACCACGGCTTATTTCCGGGGTCATAATATCCACTCTTTCCGTTAATGCCCCTGCTGATATCATGATTCACTTCTGTTTGATAATTTCACATAAGGCTTTACAAGCATTGATATAGTAAAAGGAACCATATTCTGGGTTACGGATGAAACCGGCTCCCTGTTCCGGAACAAATGGGCTACAAGTAGCAACATAGCCGATTCCAAGGCTTCGGGAAATCCTTTTCCATGAGCGTCCTCCCATGCCTCCAACTCTTCGAATGTGCGGTTTGTCATATCTATAATCACACTCTCACACGCCATGCCCCATGTATGCAACAACTCCAACTCTTCATCCTGCACATCCCTTATCTGCGCTTTCATTTTTTCAAGCGTCAGCACACGCAATTCTCTATTCATCGTCTTCTCCTTCCTTGTTATCATTTATTTTTGTAGAGCTTGCAACTGTTTCCCCAGACATTTTGGGGCTTCCCAATACTGCAAGGTTTGTGCTTATGTACACATCATCCCCCTTGTCCACCGGCGGACGATCGTCATCCCTACGTATGTCATTAACGGTTGCTTGGCCCGTTTCCAGACGTGTCTTTTGCCATCTGCTCTTGCTGTCAACGTCAAGGGCGTACAATGCGGACAAGTCGAATGTGTACTTGTAATCCATATAGGTATTCTCATCAAGTAATTTGGCGGCAAATTCACGCTCTATCTCGGTAATTATGGGCTGCAAAGCCTCAACATAAAAGGCTACATTGGACATCTCTACACTCTTGTAGTTGGCGTTGGAATCGTCCATAAGTTTACTCGGTGGTATATTGAAGAACCGGGCAATCTCACGGATATTAAACTTTCTACTTTCCAAAAACTGCATGTCAGCCGATGACATGCTTATAGGGGTAAGCTTTCCGTCACCGTATACAGCCAGTATGTCCCCTCCACGGTTCAACGTGTCCTGAATATCCATTCCCATATTCTTCAATTGCTCGTCCTGATACTTTCCGTAGCCTTGGACAGTTGTGTTGTCTTGAAGAATAGCCTTGAAACGTCCGCCTGTGGCAAATCGTTTCAACGTTTCACCATCCGATGTGGCAGTAATACTAAGACACTGCTTGGCGTATGCTATGGTAGACATTCCCCAATATCCTCCGTCAAGACACATGTTCTTAAAATGGAGTATATCTTTCGGACCTACAGTCACACTTATCCCGTTGGTTATATCATCAATCTTATATTGATTAGCATATACATCGTAAGTTACCGAGCCGGGGGAACACAATATGAAAGATACGATCTCGTGGAACGAATTACGTACAGGGTAGATAAAGGCATTCCCTTGCAAAAGCAACTGGGCTACCGTATACTTCATCATAGTATATGAATTCATCCGATCATTGGGACGTGCCCCGAGCAGATAGTTTATCCTCTTCCCATCCTTCGTGTCGCTCAGCTTGAAATAGTTTTTCGCCCTGTCCTTACGCTTGTATTGGATAGTTAACGTAGCGGCAGAACTTGAAAGTAGATTCACAGCACGATATACTGCGGCTATATTCAATGCAGCCCATGGGGAATTCACATAAGCTATGTTCTCCCGATAATCTCCACCTGTAGATTTCGCTTTCCCATAATCTTCGTGCGCTTCCTCATCCGTCTTCTCCGAACCACTGTCTATGAATGACGGCAATGGTGCCGATTCTCTTTTGAAAAATCTGAAAAAATTGTCCATATATCAAGTTATAACTTCTATATATCGGACAATATGCTGTTTATGGTTACCTCTGTTCCGTATTACTGTAAAGCCAAAATGTCATCAAGGAGGCTATCGCACCGTCAATCTTAAGATTTTCCTTCCTTTTCAACGGTTTCTTATTACACATCTTATCTTCATCTATATAGCAGTTTCCAAAGTTCCAGAATAGGATAGGATTATAAGCAATAACAAGATGAGCCGGACGGCTCTTTGCCGCCAGCTCCAGCGATTCTACCGGTGATGTGAACGCCCCGTAGGTCTGGGGAACAGCACGTAGTATCTTGTCCGGGTTCTTCCCGTGTCCCAAAAGTCCCGCTGCAAGCGCGTTGCGTATCTCGCTTGCCTTGTAAGCATCATAGCCTATCCGGCATATAAACAAATTACGGTCACGCCTTAATATGTCGTTTATAATCATGTCCATATCTATGACAGCACCGGGGCATACTTTCAACCAGCCGCCATCTACCCACATCCTATAAAGCTCACGGTTCGGGTGGGTTTCTATTGTTTCTTCCGGTATATAGCTATCCATAAACAGATAGAATTTTTTATCTTCCTTATTATAAATATTGTAAACCACGGCGGAAAGGTCATCAGAAACAGACAAGTCAAAAGCCACCATAGCAGACGGTCTTCCCTTCACCTGTTCCAAATTGATGTTCATGGACAAGGAATGGGCGAAATTCTGTGTTATCCACGGTTTTACGGAGCCTGCAACAAAGACATTAAGTAACTTGGTTTTAAATTCTATCATAGCCTCAACGTTGCGTATCGCCTTGTTCCACATCTGGCGGTAATAACCCTCCTGTACCGTTATGCCAATATGCGGATTACATTTCTTCCACAGCTCCGGAGTACTCATGTGCTCATCGTCAAGCTCCCATTCATCCGGCATAAACAATGACGCGAATTGCGTATCATCGTCATATTCTCCTAAAAGGACTTTCTTCGCATTTTCCAGCTCTATAGCGAAAGGTCCGTCAGGTACGCGGCTTGCAGTAGTTATAATCACTGTCAGAGGCTCCCTTCTCATACCCATAGAAGACACCATAACTTGCATAAGTTCCGCACCCTCCGAGTGATCCTTCACATATCTCGCCTGCGCATATTCGTCAAAGATAAAAAGAGATGCGTTAAGACCGTCCTTTGCATCACCGCCCCCCGACAGACATTCCACAAAGGATTCTTTCCCGTATGTGTTGGTAGGCCTCCATCCCAGCCATTCACGATTTGTCTTAAAACTGCGTCTATCCGGATCCAATTGATTAATAATACCCTTTATCTCATTAAAACATATCTTAGCCTGCCGCCCTGAATTCGCGCCCGTGTATGCCTGCGCGTTCGCATCCCCAAAAAGCAGGTCATTAACAGCAAGAGAAGCCGTAGAGGTGGTTTTTGAAAACTTTCGCGGAACGAACAGAATAGCCTCCCTTACCAGCCGCCTCAACTCCATCACACGCCCGTTGACGACCTTTGTTCCCTTCTTTCTTTCCGTCATATCTTCCACGCTGCCTATATCTTCCCATCTGTAAAACCCCAGTATAGAGGCAAACTGGAAATACTGCACGGGGGTTAGCTTATAACTGCGGCGTCCGTTTATCCCCGAAAATTTAAGGCTCTCATATAAGGCTACAAACACTTTCACTCTTTTTTTCTGAAACGTGTAAGTGTCCATCAGACGGAGGAATTTCAGCACAGAAAGGACCTCGTACAGGTTATGCCCCTCCGGGCAGGACTGCACGCTATATATATAAGAAAAGAGCCGACCGTCTATTTTCCTTAGATTATACCTATCCAAATCAACAGATGTCAGCCTATCCGTATACCCTTTTTTCAGTGCTTTTTTCTCCTCCCATTCATTCATCATTCGTCCTCTCCGTCATTCACATTATTGATATTCTCCATTAGTTTATCCAGCGGACTGGGCCCACGACTTCCTCCATCATCGGGCTTGGTCATTTCCATATTCATTTTCAATCCTTTCAATAGTTTCATCAAAGGCGAAGCCTGTTCGAACGGGACTCTTGCCAAAGGGTCAATTCGCTTTCTTACATGTCCCTCCCGGCTCTTCTCTTCATACACGATATTATATCCATCATCCAAAACTTCCTCCGTGATTTTTTTAAACAACAGATACAGACGGGAAAATATATCAATCTGACAGTTCAACTCCTTGGAATACTTATTGACATCTTTCAATGTTTTTATAATCGTATCCCTCTGATTTTTTATTTTTTTGCTGACCGCCCGTTGTTCCTCGCTTTTTTTCTTCATTGTGTTAAATATTTTAATATTACCTATTTTTACAATATTGTTGTTATTCCGAGTAATCCCAAAGTGTCACCCCCAAATCCAAATTTTCAAAACTAAAATTTGTGATGCCTGGTGGGAGTGGGTTTGAGTAATCCGGGTGGTCTTAAAAAAATCCCCCCCCGTATTATAAGATAAACCTTTCCTTAAACCGGGATAATGAACGGTTCGCATTCTCTTTTACCTTAACTCTGCTATGTGACTTCATCCCTGCATGAATCAAAGAATGGCAGTCATGGCATAATGACTGTAGGTTGTCCACATCAAACATGAGAGCTCTCATTTCAGTGACTGTCTTGGCTGACTCACACGGTATAACATGGTGAACCTCTGTCGCTGCCATTATCACTCCATTTTGCTTGCAAGCTTCACATAACGGTGACTGTTCAAGTTTTCTTCTTCTTGTTTTTCTCCATGCCATGGAGCTGATCATCTTCCTGTAATTATAATCCCTGCTCATTTTCTACTTTTTTGTTTCTTGTTATAACCGGGACCATTCCGTATTTATTCTGCCCCATAAAACCACTAACCTCCGTAGATACATCATTATGTATACCATCCGATGATACAGGAGACATATCAAGTAACTCCTTGATGATATTATCATAACCGTTGACTCCTATATTACGTCCGATTACAAGTAATCGTTGTGCTAAATTCGGATATAAATACCGAAATACTTCCTCTAATACCTGCTCTTTTTTAGAGGAATGGTGCATTCCTTCCCCATTTTCCGTTATACAGCTTGATACATATCTCCTTCTGTTGGTAACTCTATATATGAATACTGATGCCACTCTTTTAATATCATCATATGCCGACGGTTTAACAGTATTTACCCTGTCCTTCACAGCTCTAAGCCGCTGGAATATATCCATAAGTTCAGTTTCATTAGTATTAACTCCATTATATTCTGTTTCGCAATCGGCCTTTTCGATAAATGCTGACAGCAGATATTGCATCACCTCATATCTGCTGTTAAACTTATATTCCTTCACAATTTTATCCAATTTATCAGCAGCCTCCACACTTATCTTTGCCTGCACCATCACATGTTTCAATCTAGACTTATTCCTCATAATTTATTCCTTTCTATATCGTTTTACGCTAATTTACATTACCAATTTAGGCTCAGAAATAACCTTATTCAATCTATTCATGCCAGCATCGTAATACTCCTTGTCGATTTCAAAACCAATATACTTCCGATTAGTATTAACACACGCGATCGCCGTTGAACAACTGCCTATAAATGGGTCTAAAACAACATCACCTGACTGTGTGGTAAGTGCCAATAGACGTTCAAGCAGTCTTATAGGCTTCTGTGTCGGGTGTATTGCGGAATAATGATCTCGTACAGATTTTATAATCGACTTTTCATTTAATCCAAATTCCATTGATTGCATCACGTTACAGCATCTATCACCTGTTTTACGCTTATCTGAGTTAATTCCGAATTTTGTGAATTTATCACACTCAATTCTATCAGTTCGAATGATTGACTTTTCATTCATTCCATGCTCTATCCCTCGCATTACGGAAACACATCTATTTTCTTTAGTGATATCAGATGATATGGATATGTTGTTTGCTTTCCAGCTATCAGAGGTATCACGACAGTTGTTTTCTAAAAAATGTTGAACAGCTTCCATTGATTTAGACTGAGTAAATACCGAACGCATCCTCTTAATGTCCTGTATTATACTTGTTATGTCGTACTGTTTCATTTCGAGATACGGAACTTTGCATTTATTAATGCTAGCTTTAGGCATTGAATGAATAGATATGGTTTCGTGTATCCTAGATAATCTCATCAATGGTGAAGTACAATAACCTTTGTCCCAGATTATTTCCTCTTTAAATTTAAACCCTAAATCTGATAGAATGGTGTTCCATCTATAAAATGATGTCCCGCGACCGAACATAACGACAAATCCCGTAGGCTTTAAGACCCTTTTAAAATCAGCAAACAAAGTTTGTTCGTCAAATTTACGCTCTAATTTCTGTCCTTTTAAATACAAATACGGCGGATCTGTTAATATACAGTCTATACTTTCATCAGGAATACGTTTCACGCCTTCCAGACAATCCTCGTTATATATTTTATCCAATTCTATTTTATTCATTTCTATATCGTTTTGAATTATTTTTTTATAACTACCGCCATTGTACTAATAGAAGTGCCACTCTCTTTAAACTCGCCTGCGCTGATTTCAAACACTTCTCCATGTACTTCTTTCAGCCAGTTGCGGAAATCAATACATCTCTTTTCCGAAGCGAATTTCCAGTGTTGGCTGGTTATTGCTGCAAGTGTGCCGCCTTCTTCCAATCGATCATACATAAGCCTGACATGCTCTATATCCTGATTACCGGAAAACGGAGGATTTGCAATAATCTTAGTGTAACTACCTACACTGTCTTTCGTAAAATCTTCATCAAGCAGTATTACGTTGCTAAGGGTGTGAAGAAATTCTCTGTTTTCCGGCATCAGCTCATAACATTCAACCATTACAGTAGGACAAGCTCGGTGGATTGCTTTAATAAGCGCGCCACGCCCGGCACTCGGCTCCAGTACCGTATCATCCTCACGTATTCCCCCGGCAAGCATAACCAGCCAGTCGGCAACATCGGCCGGAGTCTCAAAAAACTGGTATTCCTGTTGAAGGTTACACCGCTTACCTTCTTTCAAAATGGAAAACACACGTTCCGGATTAAACGGAAATGTGAAACCCTGTATCTTCCCACCTTGCCATGAGCCTCCGGCTTCTTCTATCCACTTCTTTGCTTCAGCATAAGACTTTTTGTTAAATTGAACTTGAGGAAGTTTCAGAACACCGTCCTCAAGAGTACAATGTTTCAATATCTCTTCCACACTCCATTTTTTGCCTTCGTCAGCCTGCTTTTTCTTTTCAGCTATCGGAACATCCGGCGCTAACAGTGAAGATATTTTTTCTACAACTATGTTGCTTGCGCCCATGAAGGCACTGACGCAAGATATCGCTTCGATCAAGAAATCGGTGTCAACATGCCCGGCATCGTCATAGATGTCTATCCCTTCGGTCATGGATGACAGTTCATTGAGCTGCGCAACACTACCATGTAACGTTTCGATTAAAATCTTTTTTTTGTTCGTCATAACTTTTCTGTAAATAAATTCTTGTTGTGTCTACACTTCCATGGCCGAGAAGATCGGCCAGTTGAATAACATCTTTGTTTTTTTTCAGGAACATTTTAGCGAAAAAATGGCGAAAGGCGTGTGCGTGCATCTTCTTTGAATCGATGCCGCAATGTTTTCCCCATGCTTTCAAATGCTGAGAAAAGCCACGCTGTGTGATCGGGCCGAATCTCCCTACCGCAAAAATCCCGGTTTTACCATGTTCCTTAGCGTAAACCTTCGCTTCCTGCTGTAATTGCTTTTGGAAGAAAAAACGTCTGTACTTGTTACCTTTACCTTTCAATGTAACCTCACCACTAATTATATCCTCCCATGTAAATCGTTGAAATTCCGACAGACGGGCGCCCGTTGTACCCAATACCTTGATAAAAAAGTAGTAATCCTTATTATTTTTTTTCTTGAGATATTCCAACAGCCGGTTATATTCCTCTTCGGTCGGCACATTGTTCACATCAAGCTTGCGCTTTATTTTGGGACGATTCAGCTCTATAGGCTTCTTCATCCATCTAGAAAATCTTTCGATTGCTGTAATCCGCAAACGGATGGTAGCGGGAGATAATTTTTCTTCTTCGAGACTTTTTATAAACCTCCTGCAATTATCCATGTTTACCTCATTGGCATACTCGAAATACTTCTTCATTGATGTGTAATATATATCAACTGTATGAGAAGAGTAATCATTGTTGTCGGTCAGCCACACAATGAAATCATTAAGTTGTTTCTTGTTCTTATCCGAAATGACATCAAGTTTTTCCAAAGGTTTCACCGCCTTTTCCCTTTTTCCATATCCGATGTTGAGAAAGGATAATAGATCGCATATAGCTGAGCACATTATGGAATGACGCACCATGACATCTGCATTTTCACGCTTGTAATTCAAATAACCACGGCGGTTCACTTCTTTGGTCATCTCTAAAAAATCCGTGACATGCTTGATATATTTCCCGACAGTATCATAAGTCCTGCCTGTTGTGTATAAGTAGGAAATATAATCAGTTAATATCTTCTGCCTGTCATTATTCATAATCTTGTTTAATTAAATTATACCAATCATTGCTATCTTCGAAAAAACATCTGTATCCATTAGCCGTATGTTTGCCTCTCACTTTCCGACATACAGCACTGATCAAAGAAGGAGCCACGCCAATCATCTTACCAGCCATTTGTATCGAAGGGAATACTCCACATAATTTCTCATCCTTTATCAAAACAACGCTCTTTTTATTCATGCCTGCGCCAGTCTTATGCCAAGCCCCACGTCCTTTAGACAGATTTTTTATACTTCTGGCCTTGGAACGTTTTGAATGATAAACCATTTTACGACCCTTGTTGTGAGAAACACAACCCTTTAAAAATCGTCCGGTAATAAAGTCTCTCTCAAATCGCTCAGGCGGTATATATAATTCACTCATATCTGTTCCTGTTTTGAACCATTTTCCTGATGTCAGGTAAATGGTAATTATTATCAATTAAATTCTTATTGCTCTATCAGTCAACTGTTAATCAACTTCCACTAACTCACCGTTTTCCAGTCTATACCATGTATCAGCCTTGACAACCTCACCATCGACTAATACAGCCTTCCAATCGACAATATCATACGTATCTCCTCTTTCCTCAGCTATGACCAAAATTGCACCTATTCCGCCTTTTACCTGAACATTGCTACCTCTTGCAACTGACAAACCATTAAATCCTGTTGAAGCCTTTCCTCTTGCCGTGGCAGCACCATAATTACCAGCCGTGGCAGCACCTCTATAACCAGCCGTGGCAGCACCATAATTACCAGCCGTGGCAGCACCTCTATAACCAGCCGTGGCAGCACCTCTATCACCAGCCGTGGCAGCACCATAATTACCAGCCGTGGCAGCACCTCTATCACCAGCCGTGGCAGCACCATAATTACCAGCCGTGGCAGGTTTTCCCGGATCCGCATTACACTCGTTAGTACACCGTTCCTTGACATAAGATACAGCTGCTTTCACAAGCCCCTTTATATCAAGCTCAGCACCTATTCTAATCTTTGAAGAGCAAACCTTGTCACTTTCTGAATCGTCTATTTTACCACCCTGGTAAACTTCACAAAACCTTGACCCGGCTGGCGTATAGTAACCAAAAACATCCAGAGGGTAAGGACATGCATGAAACCCTTTTTCACATGCCTTTATGTCGCCTGTTTCTTCATACTCCTTACCTACCTCATACTTAAATCCTCTACAAGATAAATCTTTATCAAATGCTTTATAAGCCTTTATTTTCTGTTCCATGATATTGTTTATTTTTCGTTATTTTGATATTTCGATAATTCCACGCCTCGCGCATTCCTCGAGTAAATCCATATCCTCCTTTTTTATCAGAGCGCCTGTCTTACGATTCACGCTCACATAAGGCTCAAACCCAAATCTCTTAGCCATCTTCTCTATCGTGGTACGACTCCATGTTTTCCATCTGATCACCACGGCTACTTTTGGACCTTCCATGCCTGTACACTGTTAAACCATTTTTTCTTTCCATCCTTATCTGTGTATTCCTTGGCGGAAACATTGAAGTATACTGTAACATCATCGCCAACACGAAGCGGTTCTTTTATCGGACCATCATTGCTAAACATGGTAAATGCCATTGATTTTCCAAATTGCGTCTGTTCGGTTATAAGATATTCCCTTATCTCGTAATCCGTTCCCTGACGGGTGGTTCCCGTTTTCACACCCAAATCCGCAGTGATTCTTCCTTTGATTTCGCACATCATAATATTTTCTCCTTTTTCTTTACTGCTTTCTTTAAGTCGTCCCGACTACCCTTCGGGCAGTATAAGACAAGTTGCCGAAAACTGTTAATTTTGAATCTTTTTATTATTAACCTGTTGATTTTCAGTTATTTAATAACGCCCCATAAGGTGCTTTTTCTTTTACTGTAATTAATTGACAATCAATTAGTTATATTTTTTAATAATTGGCGTAATTGAGGATGCTTGAAAACAGTTTAGTAATTTTTCCTTAAACTCCTGTTCCAACTCACCCGTTATTTCCGTGTATTTTTTCCGCTCCTCATTCCATGAGTTGGCGAACATCCGGATAGTCTCCCACTGTTTTTTCGTGAGCTTACCCTCCATATACATGGCTCTGTACCGTTCTTTGTATCTCGTGACACCAATCCTTTGAATCTCTCGGGCTTTCTCCAATTGGGATAGCTTGACACCTTTAGCAGGTATAATCTCCCGCTCAAACCGTATCTCTGACCAGTCCTTGTAAAAGATCCTAGCCATCTTGTTTAGCGACACATTGTCTATCAATTGGGGTAGCGGTACCGACTGATGCTTGTACACCGTCTCAATGCGGAGAATATTGCTGCCTACCGTCCTTTTCTTCTCCTTCGCCTCGTAAGTCTTATCATAGATCTTCAATATCTTGCGGTAATACTTACTCTTCTCGGTCGTCTTCTGGCGATACTCCTGATAGTTGGCATCATTCCACAAGGTACGTTCCGCTATGCTGTCCACAAGTCTTATATACTCATCTGCCGGACGGATCATCTTCATTGTAACCCCTATCTCATAATAGGTCACTACTGCATTCTCCGCTTTTACGCACAGCCTGAGCAACAGTTCTTCTATTGTCCTTACTGCCATTCGGAAGGTCATCGGGCGGCTGTTGTCCAGTTTGCCCGATTTCCCCTTATGGTATAGCTTGCAGACCGAGCAACTGCACTTCAAGGTGTCACCCCTTATTTCGATGGTACATCCGTCAAAGTTGGAGTATGCAGACGACTTGTAGTAGATCTCATCATCCTCCGAACATTCCTTAAGGTAGTTCTTCAGGACTATAGTCTCTATGTCGTTCACATCTATCCTTGCCTTTATTGTTATTCGGTCAAACATTTTATCGTCAAATTTCGTTCTTTCAAAATCCGGTTCACTTCTCTCTTGTAATGGGCAATCAATGCCTCATACTCAAATGCGGTGTACTTCCTTGTTTCGTATTTCATGGCCTCCAGAATCAATATCTGTTTTTCTCCATACTTTCTCACAAGTCCTCTCCTATAGCCCTGTATGTTGCCTTCATCGAATCGGTTACAGCTACGGCATTGAGCGTTGCAATTTATTTCACTGTAACGGGTTGCCATATGTTGGCGGTTAACGTAATGACCACAATCTGCCTGTGTGATAGGTTTTATTAAACCGCACGAGATACAGCGGAACACCGTAGTATTAGGTATCATATCCCTTAATCTGATATATTGGGAAAACACAGCATCCAGCTTCTTTTTCAAGTTCGCCGTGCTGCTAGTTTTTGCCGGTTTCTTCTTTTTGGATAACATTGGGCTTATATTTTATAATCTTACTCAACTGTTCCGGATTGCGGAATCTTATTGCGCATCCGTGCCATTCCTGGGTACTGGACTTATACGGGTATTCTTGGTATTGTGCCGCAAACTCCTTAGAAATCAATAGTGCTACATAAGCTTTCCATTCTTTCCCCTTGTCCCAAAAAATGGTCAAATCCCCCAGCTCGGGAACCGTTTCCATTTCACCGGTAATATCCAACAAGAAATCTTTGTGAATTCTCTTATATACCAATGTGATAAATTCATCAGATTCCATTTTTTGGTATATTTCGTACTTCGATAAATCCGGAAATCCATTCTTTTTCATGATATCTTAAATAAAGTTTTTAAACAATGGCATATATACATTACTCATCCTATTTACATTCTCTTTTGAAACCCATATACCTTCTTCCTTAATCTTACTATTCCCTGTCGCTGAAAGCAGCGACAGCTTGCTCTTTAAAGCTATCCTAACAAAAGAATCAGGCATATTATATTCCGATATATAGCAATTATCTTGCTTTAAAGCCCATTTATAAAAGTCTTCGTGATTGAAATCATCAAGGTATGAGGATGTGTTTTTATATGGTGGGTCACAATATATTACATAGCTCTTATCAGTCGGAATGGATATAGTCTTATAATCTCCCTGCAAACTTTCCAAATTTCCCAAACTTTGCAAACTTTCCAAACTTTGCAACCTTTGCAAACTTTCCAAACTTTGCAACCTTTGCAAACTTTCCAAACTTTGCAAATCGCCTGCATGTTTATCTTTTCTAATCTGGATTAAAATTTTTTTTATCCTTAAACGCTTTTCATATGTGTTTTTACACCCATTTAAGACGCAATCTGGAATAAGTATTCCAAGCTCTGCAAATGGCTTAAAATCATTAAACATAACGGCATAATGAAACGCACGCTTATAAGGCTCTATATCACCATAACAGTAAGTCTTCTGATCGTTTCCGAAGGAAAAACATATACGTACATAGGGATCCGTATTCTTCAACCGGAAAAAGTCTTCTCGGCTTATCCAGCGGTTTTCGTTCTTAAACCCTCCTTTAATTGCACAAAGGAATGTTGCAGCACTATCCGTTATGTCATTAATGATAAAATGTTTATACTTACCGGATAAAATGGCGGCATGAGTGACGGCGCATCCTCCGGCAAAAGGCTCTATCCAGATATCAGCTGAAGGAAGATTTGAAACAACCCATTCCGCTATCTTAGACTTACTCCCCATATATGGCATTCCATAATTCATAAGCTTTTATTTTTTTAATAGTTCCCGGATAGGCGGTCAAACCACACCGGGAGAATAATCGATATAGAATATAACATACAAGAGGACTCGCACCTCACGCTACCCTTTAATAGCGGCTTTGGTTAAGTAATTGATTAATAAAACTTCCATTTGAAGTTGTGGGAGCTACGGGAATTGAACCCGTGACCTATGGTTTTGCCGGCCTGTATCATGGAACACACAAAAACAAAATAAAATAGATTAATTACCCCTGACCGTTAACTGCCATCGCTCTGCCACTGAGCTAAGCCCCCATGTGCCGGATCACCTTCACAGGCTACACCGGCTAAAACCTAAACTAAAACCTATTACCATGAAAAACGAAATAAATGACTTATCTTAACTCGTCATTATGCTTCTCCTTGTGGACTATGATTTCCCTTACCTGCGTAGCCTCTATTTTCAATATCTTCCAATCTCTCACGCTCCCCTGCATACACTTGTTTATCACGTCCTTTACATCTCCGGCTGTTTCGGAAGATACCATATAAGTGTATTTGGAAACCTTTGTACGTCCTTTAACGTCCAACCATTCCAGCCCGATTACGACTTTCCACCAAACAGCGCTCTCCGTATCGCATTCGTCATACACAGCCTCTATGGCTTCTCTCTTTAGACTGATAACCTTAGGCTCTTTGTAAACCGGGAACTTATCAGCTACCAAAACATTTTCCGCTTCGGTGAATCCCGTGGCATCCACTATGAAAAGGTGTCTTACCTTCTTATCCTTTCCCCTGCTGTCGGTAGTCTTTCCTCTGACTATACCGGAAAACCATTCTTTCATAACTATATTATTTTAATTGATAATCAATCGCCAAACTATCCCAATGGTTACGGTTGCTCATGTACTCGTCAACTAACCGACTGTCGGAAGGATTGCCCAACTCTGTCTTTAATACCTGATACACGTTGTCCGGCATGTTATATATGACAGATTCATTATAGTCACACCGTCCGGCAATGCCTAGCAATAAAAGCAATGCCACAACCAATAATGTATACTTTGTTAACTTATTCATAATCAAACTCTTTTTCTTGTTCTTACCTTTATCGGATTATTCTTCGTTCCTGTACCGAACCATTCAAGACGATAACCTTTGATGCGAAGCCAATATTTAAATGTTCCTATGTCCATTTGCATAACTTTAATTCTAAATTGATAAATACTTCCCCTCTCTCGGACTGTGATTTGTCTTGATAGTCTGGTCTATCTCCTTCTGTAATCTTGCTATCTTAACCAGTTCTGCCGCCCACTTGATACGGTTCCTCTCAAAATCACCACATAGCATCGCTTGTGCGTAAAGATCAGCCTTTGCCTCGTGCGCATCCAGCTTTTCTTGTAAATCCTTTGGAATACGTTTCTTTCCTTGACCCATATCTCACCTCCGTTTTTCCGTGAATAAGCTCAATGCCATATCAGCATCTACTACAATCATTCGTCCCACTTGGCGGACCGCTTTCTTTATGATGCCCGACTTAAGGCGGTATGCCGTAGTCTCGGAACAATGAAACAGGTCCATTATCCCTTTTATGCCATACACCAAGTTCTGCCCCGTTTTGGCAGGAGCAACTATTTCATTCTTCGGAATCAAGCTGCCAAACAATTCCTTCAATTCGCCTACGGTTAAATCTACCAACCGGGTATCATCCGTTATTCGTCTTTCTAATGGTATCATACCTTCCCCTCCTTGATCCAGTTATAGATAGAATTTACGCGATTTATAAAATCCTTGTCGGAGGCATCACCTATCATAGCGGCAATTATCTCCTTTCTCAACTCAAAATCACGCTCTCTAATTTGTACGGCCTTTATTCTGTCCACACAGGGTTTTATCTCTTCATTCAACCGTGAGGCTGAACAGAATACACTTATTGGATTATTATTCAGCACTTCGATCATATAGCGCACTATACCTATAGCATTCATCTTCTCAATATACCGTATATCAAGATCAAACTTAATCCCGTAGCACATATCACCATCATCAAGCGTAATCCCATGTTTACCCTCGTTGGTTTCGTCAATTGTTAACACCAATCTCTTTTTCATATCCTCTAAAAGCAAAAGCCCTTGCCGTTCTCAATCTAGTGTGGTGTTGATTGGTACTAAGCAAGAGCTTTATTTTGATATCCTAAATATCCTAAATAACTTACGGTAAACACCACTAAACCGTATCGTCTAATTTTTAATTCATTCGTAGGATATTAAAATGGAAGTCACTATATTTGCCGATGGAACAATTTTGGTGCGAACAAAATCACGGCTTATGTCGTGACAGCCATTTTTATATCCGTTTGCAACCGTTGTTTATTGGTTACGGATGCAAAACTAACGAACTTTAGTTAAATAACAAACGAAATTTCGGAAAAGTTTTCCAAATTTCGCTATTTAGAACAATATTAAATAACGAAATTATGATAGAAAATACTCTAACAGAAAGGTTTAAGGAACTAATTAGCGCAAAAAGCGCATCTGTATTAGATTTCAGCCGATTAATCGGAGTTGCTCAAACGACCCTTAATAGTCAATTATCAAGCACTAAGGGCGTAAGTTCTAACGTAATCTTGCTAACGCTAGATACTTTCCCAGACGTTTCCGCTGAATGGCTACTCCGTGGAAAAGGAGAAATGCTTATAGCCTCATCGCCAAATGAGAAAAAGGAGGAAGAAGCCCATGCAGAAAGCCTCTTCCGAAACGTATTGGTTGAATTCATGAGTATGGTTAACAAGAGACTGAAAAGTATAGACAACAATACTCAATCGTCAGTAGACAAGTTAGAGGGAATTACAGACCTACTTACAGAATTAAGAAAAACAGCTTAATTTATATAATAATTAAACAAAACGTACACGTTTAGTGTTTGGTTAATACTAATACCTAAATGATGAACGTATTTATAGACAAGCTGGAAAGGTTGATGAATGAATTCAAAAATGAATCAGTCAACCCAAATGAAGACGAAGCCAAAAGGCAAAGCCTTATTCTTATCATATGCAATGGTCATAAAACCCCTAGAAAACATTTCAATTTAAAAGAATATAATCAAAAATTGATATTATGAAAATAGAAAGTCAAAGAATTATCGGAATCCTTATCAAAGCTATAGAAACCTACCAAAATCGTGTAGATGATTTATCAAAAACTGTTGAATCGCTCAAAAGCGAAAACGCTATATTGAAATCTCAGTTAGAAAATAAAAATTAAACTCATAATCCGCGATTAAGTAAAATTAGAATATACAAAACGAATATTTAAATTAAAAACATTAAATCATTATGGAACAATTTGGATTATTATGCCTATTCTTAGGAGTTGCTATCATTATTTTTATCGTATGCCGCGAACTCCTATGCTGGTATTGGAAGATAAACCAGCATATCAACAACCAAGCAAAACAAATCGAATTATTAGAAAATGCAATTCAGCAAATCACTGAAAACCAAAGACGAAGTATCAGCCTCTTACAAAATATCGAAAGAGGAATTAAAGAGATTAATAACCAGTCAACTCAAAAATAAGCACCAGCATATATGCGCATATAAATAATTTTCACCTATGTTTTTATAATGGGCAATGATGCTAGTAAAGCAGCATCCGCTAAACGAAATAATAAGTACAATTTAGACAGCTTTATAAATTAGCTTATGATTGTTTATCCGATTATTTTTTTCGTTAGCTTTGCAACAAAAAATAATATAATCTGTTCTCATAAAATCATAAATATATCACAGAATCATGGATGCTCATTCTTTTGAAGCTCAGTATAGTGACGGTAAGACTAAAATAAGTCTTAATGTGGGGGTTTATATCTTCCAAGAGGATAATGTCTATATATCGTATTGCCCGGCTTTGGACTTGTCCGGCTATGGGGAAACTGAAAATGCTGCAAAGACTTCATTTGGGCAAACTTTGGGTATGTATATAGAATATTGTTTACATAAAAATACCTTAGTGAAGGATTTGCAAAAGCACGGATGGAAAATAAAAAGTATGAAGCAAAAGAGGATAAAGGCTCCTGATATTAATACAATGATGTCGATGAATCCTGAATTCAGGGAAATTATTGAGAACAAAGATTATGTAAAATACTCGGAGAGTGTTAATATACCATCTTTTGCATGAATACACAGAAATTAAGCAATGTTCCATTGTCTGACTTTCGTGATTTTTTGGAGAAGGTTGGATGCAAGAAAATATCTACAGAAGGAGGTCACGAGAAATGGACACGAAGAGATTTGCTCCGTCCTATAATATTGCAGACACATATATCTCCTGTACCTGAATTTATTATAAAAAATGCTTTGCGTATATTAGGATTGACTAAAAAAGATTTTTTTGAAATATATTTTGATGTTCGTTAAGCATTCGTTTAAAATGAAATAATATGGATACATTGACTATTATCTTTTTAATGACCAGTATCATAGGCTCAGCACTCGTTATCTGGTCACATACGAAAAGCGGCAAAAAATGGCTTAGAGATTTATAACAATAATGGCAGGGGTTATGATTCCTGCCATATTTTTTCATTCTAAACTTAAAACTTATGAACATCAAACGAAACTGCATCTTTCTTCTGGACAAGGAGAAAGAAAAGCCTGATTCCAAACTCCGCTACAGGATCAAGTGGGACGGGAATACCGTAGCCTTCAACGTGGGTTACCGGGTAGACAATAACAAATGGGTAGCCGAAGCCCAAAGATGCAAACCAAACACTACCCATGGAAAGAAAAAGATCTCGGCAGCAACTATCAATTCGGAGATAAACCGTCTTGAAGAAATCGTCAACGACACCTTCTTCTTCTTCGAGCAGACAGGACAAATACCTACTTCTCTCGAATTCCGGGATGAAGTGAACAGAAGGAATGGAAAGATCGTAGAAAAGGAGGAAAAAACAATCTTCGATTACTACCAACAATTCATTACTGAACAAGGTAAGGAAAACAGTTGGTCAGAGAACACATACAAGAGACACAAGACCACAATGAACCATCTAAAGAAGTTTGCACCCGATCTTACTTTCGCGGACCTTACCCATGAAGGACTATCCCGTCTTGTGGATTACTTTATGAGCATAGAAGTGGACAATGAAACCGGGATGAAGAATTACACAGCGAAGAAGTATATCAATCTGGCAAAATGGTTCTTGAAATGGGCATCAGAAAAAGGATACAACAAAGAACTTTCATTCGTCACTTTCAAGGAGAAGCTAAAGACCATTCCGGCAAAAGTGATATTTCTTGAATGGAATGAACTCATGAGTGTATATAATGCCACATTCCCGAACGAGCCTCATCTCGAACTAGCGAAGGATGTGTTCTGTTTCCAATGCTTCACCTCGCTACGCTATTCTGATGTAAAAAACCTCAAGAAAGCCGACATCTATGACGGATATATTACCATCACTACCATTAAGACGGACGAGCCGTTAAAAATCGAACTGAACAAATATTCTAAGGCCATACTGGAGAAATACAAGGGCATAGAAGGAATATACGCGCTGCCTGTGCCGGTCAACCAAAGGATGAACAAATACATCAAAGAAATATGCAAAGCCTGTGAGATTAACGAGCCTATATGCAGAACATATTATAAGGGAGCAGAAAGGATAGACGAAATTCATCCCAAATACGAACTGATAGGAACCCATTGCGGCAGAAAGACCTTTATCTGCAACGCACTCATGCTGGGCATAGCCCCCAATATCGTAATGAAATGGACAGGTCACAGGGACTACAAGTCCATGAAACCATATATCGACATAGCTGATAAGGCAAAAGAAGAAGCCATGAACCTTTTTAACCGTTAGTCCCTTAATTAGTCCCTTTTTCTTTAAAAGCACTGATTTTCAGTTCCATTTGTACACCCGATGAGAATCGAACTCATATCGTCGGAACCGGAATCCGGTATTCTATCCATTGAACTACGGGTGCGTCTGAAACTTGGACGTGCAAAAGTACAAAATATATTGTCTTTATCCTAATAATTTGGGATATTTATCTATCAAAATAATATTTTGCTCATTAATTTAAGTATAAAACAATCAATTTGATTATATTTTCGGCTAAACATATAACAATATCACAAATAATTTCTATATTTGCAAGCAATTAAAACAACTAGATCTATTTTACAATGAGTTACCTAATTAAACCAGCTAACTATAAAGCCTTGCTTGATTTAAAACAAACAGAGTTAGGCATTAAGCAAATAAAAGAGTTCTTTCAACAGAACCTGTCGTCAGAATTACGTCTGCGCCGTGTCACCGCCCCGCTATTTGTATTGAAGGGAATGGGTATCAATGATGACTTGAGCGGAACCGAACGGGCGGTATCTTTCCCTATTAAAGACTTGGGAGACGCACAGGCCGAAGTTGTCCATTCACTGGCAAAATGGAAAAGGCTGACTTTGGCCGATTACAATATAGAGCCGGGTTATGGCATCTATACAGACATGAACGCCATCCGGGCTGACGAGGAATTAGGTAATCTCCACTCGCTATATGTAGACCAGTGGGACTGGGAGCGTGTAATTACCAAAGAACAACGCACGGTTGATTTCCTGAAACAAATAGTAACCCGTATTTATGCAGCCATGCGCCGCACAGAATATATGGTATGTGAAATGTACCCGCAGATCAAACCCTTCCTGCCACATGACATTCATTTCATCCACTCGGAAGAGCTTTGCCAGATGTATCCCGACAGGAGTCCGAAAGAACGTGAACATGCCATCTCACAAAAATACGGTGCGGTATTTATTATAGGTATAGGCTGCAAACTGAGTGACGGTAAAGAACATGACTTGCGCGCACCTGACTATGACGACTATACCACAATCAACCCGGAAACCGGACTTCCCGGTCTGAATGGCGACCTGTTAGTTTGGGACAAAGTACTGGACCGTTCCGTCGAACTTTCCTCTATGGGTATCCGTGTAGACAAAGAAGCGCTGCTCCGCCAACTGACACTCAGCGGACAGGAAAAACGTAAAGAACTGTATTTCCACAAACGCCTGCTAAATGAAACTCTTCCTTTGTGTATCGGCGGTGGTATAGGACAGTCACGACTCTGTATGCTTTATTTACAGAAAGCCCACATAGGTGAAATCCAAGCCAGTATATGGCCCGAAGATATGAGAAAAGAATGCGCTCAACTGGGTATGCAACTTATTTGA